CTGTTGGTTCGTTTACAGTAGCGTTAAACAAAGATAACACGCCTATTAGTAAGGAATTGAAGTATAATGTTGTACCTGAATGTTTGAATAGAACAAATGAATTTGCCTTTTTAAATAGATTAGGCGGTTGGGATTCCTTTAACTTTGGCGGTACATGGAGTACAGAGTTTAAAACGGATGCTTCAACCGTTTATAAGACCCTTCTTCCTGATTATAAGATTAGTTCTGAAATTGAATCAGTATTTAAAAAGGAGATTGAAGAACAATTTAGTATTAAATCAGATATTGTAGATTATAATACTGTTGAATGGTTAAGAGAATTGGCAGCTTCTAAGGTTGTTTATGAATTATATTCTTTGAAGTATGTTATTGTAGATGATTTGAATTTGAAATATAATGATGATGATGATAATTACCAAGTTGAAATGAAGTATCATTATTCAGACAATTTTAATTCTGTTATCAAGGGATAAAGTATATTTCAGATAGTATGTAAAGGTGGTACGGGTAACTGTATCACCTTTTATCTTTTTTCAAAAAAGATAATGGTAAACGTTGAATTATATATAAACAATCAGCTTTGCGATATAGTTAGCCCTTATGAATTAGGTGTACGATTTCAAAGGGAAATACTAATACCTTCTGAAATTACAACTAAAGATGTACAATACAGTTTCACAATCAAACTTCCAACTTCGGCAACCAATAACAAGATATTCAACTTTGCTAATGTTGAGGAAGTAAAGAACAAATTCAATTATGAATATAACGCTATATTGATTGTGGATTCAATAACAGTATTCACGGGTAAATTCAAGATTACTGAAATTGATGAAGAAACATATAAAGGCAACCTTTATATTCCTGCTGCTAAGACTATCAAAGAAATTTTCAACGGTAAGAAAATGACTGAAAACGGTAATTGGTATATACCATTTAAAGATATTGGTTCGGTTGGTGGTTATAATTCAAAAATGATTACTGAATTACAGGATTGCATTTTTCCAATCGTGTTATATGGGCTGTTACCCAAGAATCCAATAAATTCAAATGCTATTGAAAATGGTGAAGTAGTTGGTGAATATACCCCTAAAGATGAATTTGATGATTATGTAAGAATGGGTATTGAAGATTTTCCACCTTCTGTAAATGTTCTAAGAATGTTGAGAAAAATATTTGAAAATAACGGTTATACGCTTGGTGGTACAGCATTTGAAGATACAAGATTAACCAACCTTTTTGTTTCATATAAAAATGAATCTGATTATGAACAGGAATGGAATTGGGGAGATATGGCAAGTTTCAAAGTAAAAGGTAATTGGGAATCAGTAAGAAACAGATGGCAAAATTACAGAACCTTTGAACGAAATATTGAACGTGTTGAATCGGATAAGGGTGCTTTTTATGTAACAGACTTATTAAATTGCAACAGAACTGTTATTACTGAAATAAGTGATACGGGTAGGAATCTAACCACAAGCGTTGAAAAGGATAAATGGAATGATGAAAACTACATGAAAAGAAAAACACTTATCACTATCCCCAAATCAGGATTATATAAAGTAAGATTGAAGGGTTCAATTGAATTGGAACAGGGACGTGATAACAGTGGTAAAGATAGTGGTTGGAAATGGACGGATAACGTAACAGGTAATATATTTACTTCAGGGGGGCAATACAAAAGAAACAGATGCAATTACTTTGATAGAAAGCGTTATGAATTACAATTAGTTCGTGATTTTGGTTCAGGTGACTTTGAAACTTCCAACAAAACAACTGTTGGTTTTTACTTTCAACCAAACAACCCACAGAACAATACTTTTAATGGCAATTCACCTGAAAATTATCCAAAATATTTTCCTAAACCATTTGGCGCACAATTAATTGATGCTTCAACTGACGAAAAATTTGTCAGTGGTTTGCATTTTGGAAGGGTTGATAATGATACGGACTATAACCCACAAGGTTATCAGGCTAATTATATGTTTATCAAGAACGGTTGGAGTTGGAATAAATCTTACACCCAAAAGCAAAAAATATATTCTGCTTATAATAATCCTGATGGCTATTGGTGTTGGGGTACTGATAATGATGCAACTATTGAAACTGACCCTGAAACGGGTGAAGAAGTTGAAGGTGGTGATGATACAATATCTTTGGCTTGGAGACAATCAAACCGTTATCAGACTAAAATAAACAATATCCCAAGTTCTTGGTGTGGCGCACGTGATGAAATATATGGTGAAGGTGAATTGTATCAAGTTGTTTGGTTTGAAAAAGGTGAACATCTTACATTATTGGCTGTTGGAGAAGCAAACGATTATAGAAGAAACACGGATAAAACCAAATGGAGTGTTTACCCTGCTTACATGAATGTTACATTTGAATTGGATGTTGAACCATTCAGAACAGATATATCTTGGATTACCATTAATAATAATGGTAATGGTTATTCTGATATGGATTGGAATGCACCATGTAATTTTTTGAAAGGGCAAATTGACTTGATAAAGTTTCTTCCTAATGACGTGAAAACTGATGAATGGATTGATAATTTCTGCAAAGCATTTAACTTGAAGTTATCACAGAATGGATTGAAAAACTTTGATTTAGATGTTAAACAGGTGAATTATTTAAATACCACTTCTGTTATTGATTTGGAAAATAAAGCAAATATCAATTTCAGAAACAACACCCCTTTAAATTTACCTTCTGCTTTTGAATTAGGGTTTTCAATCAATCAGGATGAAGAAGGCTTTCACAGAACAGGTGATGATGGTGGTGGTAAATTTGAAACGGGTACTATTGATGGCAAAATATTAACTCAAACATCAAACTTTAGTTATGGTTGGTATAAGGAAATAAAATACATGGGCAGACAAAATGATACAACTAAAGAAGTATTGTCTTTACCAATAATTTCAAGTTATGAAGTATGGCAGGACGATATGACTTACAAGGAAGGTGTTTCTAAAATATATACAAGTTATAATCAAAGGTTTTGGTATTATTCAGGTTATTATTATATTGATTTATTCCTGTATAATGATAATGTGTCAAGCCATTATAGAGGTCTTACAATAGCTTTCCAATACATTCAATCAGGATAAGATATTGAATTTGGATTATAAGAATAAAAGTAATTCTATTCTAACCACTTATTTCACAGTGGTTGCATCAAATGATACCAACTATACTGAAATAGAATGTTATTTAACCCCTGATGAATATGATAGATTGGACGGTTCAAACTTAGTTAAGTGGAATGGTGATTTATATTACATATCGAGTATTGAAGGGTATGATATAACAGAAAAGAATAAAACGAAACTGAAACTTATCCGAAAGATGAATTAAGATTTAAGTGGTGTGGTTGTAATGGCTGCACCACTTTCTTTTTATCTGTTTCTAAAAAGATAGAATGGATAAGAAAATATTCGTTATTCAGATAGACGGAGTAGAAAAATCATATAATGATGTTCTTTCTTTGGTGGATGCTTTGAAACAGTTGGATAATTCCAATACCACTGTTACTGCTTCAACAACACGAAAGACAGAAGCCACTACTGAACAGGATAAAGCCCAAAAACAATATCAGGACACTTTAAATAGATTGGCAAAACTTGAAGAAGATGCAACACGCCAACAGATAGCAGCAACCCAAACTTTGCGTGAAAGAAGAAGTGTTGTAGAACAGGAAGTTAAAGTTAATACTGCAAATGAAGGTAGTATTAAACAAATGGGTGCGCAACTATCATTATTACGCAAGCAATATGATAACCTTTCTAAATCTGAACGTGAATCAGAAAAGGTTGGTGGCAAACTATTGAAGCAGATTCAAGAATTAGATGCTGCATACAAAGAAGCCAAAGAAAGTACGGGTAGATTTCAAGATTCAGTAGGTAATTATGAAAAGGCAACTGCAAGTTTAGTTGAACAGGCAGGTGAGTTTAAAAAAGGGGTTGGTGAGTTGGAAGACCAATTGGCACTTCTGATTTCACAAGGTGTTGACCCTACTTCAGAACAATTTCAAGAATTAGCAAAACAAGCAGGTGAAGCCAAACGAGCAGTAAATGAAGCAGCAGCAACAGTTGATGCTTATGCTTCTTCTGCAAAGGGTTTATCAAGTGTAATTAATGTTGGTGAATCATTAACGGCTGCATTCGGAACTGCAACAGGTGTAATGAGTATGTTCGGTGTATCGGGTGAAGAAGTTACACAGAAGATTGCCCAATTGCAGGGTGTGATGGCAACCCTTCAATCTTTGCAGGTACTTCAAGAAAACATAACCAAGAAAGGTACAGCAACCAATCTTCTTTACTCAAAAGCGTTAAAGGTACTTGGATTAGACCATAAACAAAACGCTGCTGCATTAGCAACTGAAACGGCTGCACAGGGTGCAAGTACAGTGGCAACAGGTGCAGCAACAGTTGCTACCAAAACATTCAGTAAAGCTCTTATTGCAACGGGTATAGGTGCTATTGTGGTTTTACTTGGTTTATTGATTGCCAACTTTTCCGAAATAAAGGATTGGTTTTTGAAATTGATTGCACCAATAGACGGTTTTAAGGCTGCTTTAATGGGTATTGGTAGTGTAATTGTAAACTATATAGTTTCACCTTTCAAAGCCCTGTTTAAATTGATGAAGGGTGATTTTTCGGGTGCTGTTGATGAATTCAAAAAGGGTTTTGATGTAATGGGTAATTATGCAGAAGGAAAGAACGCTTCAATCGCTGCATCAAATGCTGCACGCAATAAGAAATTTGTTGAAGGTGCTTTGGCAACTACTGATACCCTTATTAAAAATAATGAAGCAAAGTATGGTTCTGATTACAAGTACACTGAAGAAGGAAAAAAACTATATCAAAAGTATTATGCTTATCAGTTGAGTTTGGCAAAGGATGATAAAGAAAAGTTTGCCGAAATACAGCGTGAAAAGTGGGCTTATGATAGAGAATTAACTGAAAAACAAGCAGAAGCCAATAAGAAAAAAGCTGAAGATGCTAAGAAAGCAGCAGAGGATGCAAAGAAGATTGCTGATGAAAGAAAAAAACAATTGGAAGATTATAAGAAGTCTTTGGATTCATTCAACAAAGAAACTTATGCTTTATCAATAGCTAATGAAGAAAAGTTGATTGCTGCACAGAAAAAAGCAGCCAAAACTTCTGATGAAATAGCTTTGGTTTATGGTAAAGAAGCTGAATTATTAAAACAGAAGAATGAAGATGAAAAGAAAAAGGTTGAAGAACAGTATAACGAACTGATTAAAAAGGCTGAAAAACTAAAACAGGACACAACTAAGATAACTGAAGCAAAAAATGCACGTATAAAGGAACTTGAAGAAAAGCAGAAGGTTGATTTAATTGATTTGGAGACTGAAAAAACTGAAGTAATCAATAAAATTAATGAAGATGCCAAAAAGAAAAAAGTTGAAGAAACACAAAAGGCACTTGATTCTGAATTGAAATTGATGAATTCACATTATACATCAATCCAAGACCTTACAAAAAATGCAGTTAAGAAAAGCGGTAAGTTTGATTTGATTGATGTGGACGCAACCAAAGCCAATTATAAGAAGATTGGTGAAGAACTGAACAAGTATTTGGATAATCTTAATTCATCTAAAGACCGTATATCAAAGTATTATGATGATATGGCAGGGTTATATTCCAAAGATTCACAGGAATATAAGGACTTGCAAGATAAGAAACAGGCTGCTTTGAATGATGTTGAATCAAAAATTAAAGTTACCAATAAGAATATTGAAGATAATACACAGGCTTCAACCCAAACCCAACAGCAATATTTTTCTGACTTATCAGAAAAGATGGCTAAAGCTTTTGAAGGTGTGAATGAACTTCTTTCAGGTGCATTTGATGCAGCCCAAAGTATCTTTGATGCGCAAATGGAAGAAGCACAGGCAAAACTTGATGAAATAACTGAAGCTTATGACGAAGCTGTTTCAAAGAAAGAAGAATCAAACGCAAGATTGGCAGAATTGGAAGAAGAAGCCAAGACCGCAACAGGTGGACGTGCGCAAGTGGTACAGGAACAGATTGCAAGGGAAATGGATAACAATAAACAGTTAGCCCAACAGGAAAAAGAACTTGCAAAAGAGAAAGAAAAGCGTGAAAAGGAAGTAGCTAAGATTGAAAAGAAACAGAAGAAAACCCAATTAGCACAGAACTTGATTACAGGTATTGCACAGACTGCATTAGGCGTAACGCAAGCTTTAGCAAGTTCACCACCACCTGTTTCATTTATAATGGCTGCATTAGTGGGAGCCATGGGCGCAATCCAAACAGGTATTATTGCTGCACAAATGGCGAAACTTGAAAAAGGTGGTTTGCTGAATGGTAAACGACACTCACAAGGTGGTATTCCTGTTGGAAATACAGGTATTGAAGTTGAAGGTGGCGAATATGTTGTAAACAGAGTTTCAACTCAAAAAAACTTAGGTTTAATTGAATATATCAACACCTCACATAAAGAAGTACAGGTTAATGATGTTGTTTCTTACTTCAACAGGAAAGGCAATACTTCAATCACACCTGCACCGACTTTCAAAGTGCAATATGAAACAGGTGGGCAATTGGCTAATCTTGATACTGTTGGTGCTGCAACAGGTACGGATAACAGAATATTAGATGCAATTAATTCAATTGATTTTAAGCCTTCTGTATCAGTGAAAGAAATACAGGATGTTCAAAGCAGAATGACTTCGGTACGTGAATTGGCAGGTGCAAGCAATTAATTGAAAATAGTTTATAAATAAGGTGGTATGGGTAACTGTATCACCTTTTTTTATTTGAAATTATCTATTATCAAAAATTGATAATGGCTAAAATACCAATATATGAATGTAAAGTTGATGAATCACTGAATGATATAACAGGGATTTACGCAATTTCCTTTGTTGATAAACCTGCTGTTGAAGAAAATTTTGTTACATTATCAAATCAAAAAGTGATATTGAATAAAGACACGAAAAAGCAAATCCTTACAGGGGTGGTTTTGAAACCAAATCAACTGATATACCGATTAGACGAACAGAACCAACCTTATTATATCCAATTTTCAGAAACCGAAATTGAAAAGATTTCCCACAAGATGATGAAAGCAGGATTGGCTTTATACCACACGACACACCAACACGAATCCGAATTGAAAGGTAATTACTTAACTGAACTTTGGATTGTTACCGACCCTGATAATGACAAATCAAATGCTTTAGGCTTTAAAGACCTTCCTAAAGGCACATTAATGGCTTCTTATAAAGTCACTGATAAAGGTTATTGGGAAAATGAAGTAATGGCAGGAAAGGTAAAAGGATTCAGTTTGGAAGGTTTTTTCGATCAAGAATTAGAACTAAATAATGCAATAAAGAAAGATAAAATGACAAAACACAGGAAAACAAGCCTTTTAAATAAAATAGGCAAGTTCCTAATGGATATTGAAGATGTAGAAAGAACTGATGCAACCGATTCAGGTGAAAATGTAAGAATCTACCAATTATATGACGGTAAAGAAGTAATGGTTGATGAAGATGGTTTTGCAACTATTGATAACGAACAAGCACCTTCAGGCGAACACAAGCTTTATGACGGAAACACATTAGTTATTGATGATGCAGGTCAATTTGTTGAAGTAAAACCTTCTGCTGTTGCTGTAACTGAACCAACTGAAGCTGTTCCTGCACCTGTTGATGTTCCAAATGAAAATCCTGCACAATTGGCTTCAGTGGATGAAGAAGAAAAGAAAGAAGATGAATCTGTTGAAGATGAAAAGGATAAAGAAAATATGGAAGATGTACCTGCTGAAGTAGATGTTGATGCTGTTATGGCTGAAAACGAAGCATTAAAGGCAAAGGTTGCTGAACTTGAAGCCAAGATTGCAGAATTGGAAGGTAGTGTTGCCGAAAAAGACACTGAAATTACTGAAATGAAGAAAGTAACACCTTCTGTTTCCCCTATTAATCCAACAGCCTTAAATGCAACAACAAAACCATTTGAAAAAATGACACGCGCGGAAAAGATTGCTTACACACTAAGAATGAGCAACAAATAAAAATAGATTTATCTATTGAAAAATAAGTAAAAGAAAAACACAAAATAGAACATGGCAGAAATGTATGATATTACAGGTATTAGTTACCAAGCAAGCAGACAACCTGATTGGTTTACCAAAGCCTTATTTACAGGAAAGATTGTAGAAGGAAATTATGTTAGAATACTTCCTAACGTGAAGAAAAGCACCTATCTAAATATGTTAGATTTAGATGGAAACGTTTTACAAAAATCAAATAACGATTGTGGATGGAATCCAACAGCAGCTTTGAAATTATCTGAAGCATTAGCAACTGTAACCGATTATAAGATTCAATTAGAAGATTGTATTGAAAAATTTAACAGTACTTGGTTGGTTGACAAGATGAAAGCAGGTGCAAATGTGGATGAAATGCCTGCAAATTTAGGTGAAGCTTCACTTAATATTGTTGGTAAATCTGTAAATGCAGATATTGAAAGAATGTTATTCGGTGGCGATTCAGCTAATGATAATGAATTTGATGGATTTGTAAAAATCTTGAATGATGCAGCCGATTCAATTAAAGTAGCAGGTTCAAATTTGACAAAAGCAAATATTATCAGCGAATTAGAAAAAGTATTTACCGCAATTCCTGAAGCAGTTTTGCAACAAGGGGAAGATGCAATTAAAATCTTTGTTTCTTATAACTCTTATAGAGCGTTAAAGATGGCTTTGGCAAACGTTGATTCACAAGTTATTGCTGCTGCATTTACAGTTGACGGTGGAGTTATCAGATACTTAGGTATTGAAATTGTTCCTGCTGTTGGCATAACAAATGCACAAATGGTTGCTGCAAATGTAGATAACTTGATAATGTTAACTGACTTGGTATCAGACTTTGCTAATATCGAATTAGGAACATTCCCTAAACCAAATGAAAACAGATTATGGGTTAAAGGTGCTTTAAAAGTCGGTGTTGCAATCGCTTATCCAAGTGAAGCAGTATTATACGCTTAAATCTAATATACAGGGGTTGAAATATACCCCTTTATTAAAATAATAAAGAAGAAAATACAAAATAAAATGAGTTGTAAATTATCAAATAATATAACACGTGATTGTATGTACCGTGTGGCAGGTGTGAAAAGACTTTATTTGGCAAATTTTGATGTTGCCAATAAGTATGAACAAGATGCTGATGGTGTAATTTCAGCAATCACTTTAGGAACGGGGCAAAAAGTATATCAGATGGAATTTGCTGATGGTACAGCGCAGTGGACGGACGATTTAACAGCAGGTGGAAACAGTAACAAATACCGCACACATACTTTAACCTTCATAATGACAGAATATGATACCAATATTCTTAAAGAAACGCAAGCCTTAGACTTGGGACGTTATACAGCCTTTGTGGTTGATAACAACAACAAAGTTGTTTGCTTGGGCAGATTGAATGGTATGGTTGCAAGTTCTGATAATTATGCTTCAGGCGCAGCAGAAGCGGATGCCAACGGCTTTACAATAGTAATGGCAGGTATTGAACAAGAAGTTGCACAATTAGTTAAAGACGAAGAATTAGTAAGAGCATTACTTCAACCTACTGTTGTAGTAACAGACTAATTGATTTGAAAATAGTTTATATAAGGTGATATGACTTAGGTTGTATCACCTTTTTTTATCTCTTTTAAAAAAGAAAATGGATTGTAAATTAGATAAAAACCTTACAGGAGAATGCAAATATGCCATTTCAGGTATTCATTCACTTTGGGTACTTAATATTGATGATTTCCAAGTATATGAATTCAGGGATGATAAGTTGTATTCTGAAATATATATTGATAACATATACATTAAGGGCAAATGGTACGAATTACAGACTATTGACGAATCCAAGTTTACTGAAAAGTTTGCGAATGGTGGCTACTCACAAGAACTTACAACTTATATATCAAAGTTTGATTCAGAAATACAGGCTGAAATATTGAAAACCAACAAAAAGAAATTCTTGGTTCTGTTCAGGACTAATGAAGGACGTTATTTTGTATATGGCAGTGATGGCGGTGTTCCACTTGTTTATACTGCTGAAACAGGTTCAAAAGGTTCTTCAATCGGTTATTCTGTTACCTTATCCAAGAATAGCCAATTCCCATTATTTGAAGTGAATCCTGATTATATGGTTAATGGTGGTGGTGCTAAATTCCAATATTTGCCTGAATTTGAACCGATTTATTGTGAATTGAATGCTTCATCAAAGAATACAGGTTATCAGGTTGCCACTTATGCGTTAAAACAAACTATTGATAAAGGTGAAGCACTTGATATTAATGGTGATTTATGTTCTGTATCAGGAAAGAAACAGGCTATTGTGATACTTCAGGGTAAATCAAATCCTGATTCATCCAAATATGAATCAGAAGGTATATATAACCCTGATTCAATATTGAAAGGTGGTAATGTGGTGAAGAAACTGAATTATATGGAATGCCGACCTGAAATTACAGGTTCTATAACAGCAACACCCAATCTTATTACTTTAACAAGAAATGTAAGAACCAAAAATATTACCATATATAGCCAACACGATTGGAAGATGATACAGGCAAGTGATAAAGCCAATTGCAATCTTAATGAAGGTGGTGCAGGTGATAATATTGCAAAATTTGACAGAAATACCAATTATGGAAATGGTACATTCAAATTCAAAAACACTTATACACAGGAAGAAATTGATGTGAAAATACAGAATTTGGTGTTACAGTCAACAGGTATGGATGCCACAGGCGAACAGGTTACACCCACTTCAAACGGTGTTATTTGTTCAGCAGCAGGATGTTCTATCAGGTTATCAATAATGTGTGCAGGTGGTGCAGGTACTTATTCAGTTGCAACCAATATATCACATTCTAATTTTGTCACCTATACAGCAAATACCAATTCATTTGAAATAAGGGTATCTGAATCAGATATTGAAGAAGAAAAGACTGCTGTATTTACATTAACACACGATACATCAAGTGATGAAAAGATTATATTCACTGTAACACAAGAAGCAGCAAAGATTATTAAGATTCCTGATTTCAATTTCCTAACATACAGATATAAATGGACTGCTGAAGATGGCAGGGACTTAGACACTGCAACAGAGTTGGTAAATAGTGGTTTGGTGGATGCTTCAGGTACTACAATTGATGGTTTGGCTGTTGGTTGGAATATGAAGGGAAACAGTAATGCCGAAGTTACCAAATACCTTAAATATGGTGGTGATAACCGTGATTCAGGTAATGAATGTACCTTTATTGATATGTTGGCACTTTGTTCTGAAGAACATTTACCTAATCTTCCTGATAAGATTTATGTTGATGTATATGCTAATTGGTATGGTGAAAAGAAAAATGGTTATATGACCTTTGAAATAAAGGCTTATAAAGGTGGCGAAATGGTACAGGATGGTTATAATTTTAATAATGTTGGTGGTGAGGAAGTCTATTCAGGAGAACAATCCAAGTTTGTGAAAGCAGCCTGTACTTCAAATTATTCAACATATAAAACTGATTATACTTATGTGTGTCGGGTGACATACGATAAGTTAACCCGTGAAGCTTCAATTGCAATACAAAGTGATGATTCGGGTAAAGATTGCCATTAATAATAATTTTATCTATTCTAAAAAATATAAAGATGTTGAAGATAAACACGACAGCCAAATATGCTGAATTGAAATTTGATAATAAATCTGATTTATATCCTTTAAATGAAATTTCATACACAGTTGAAAATGATTCTGAAACAGTTTCATTCTATAATAGATTTTACAACAAAATAGTGACTGAACAGATTTCCAATATACAAGTGAATGATGTTCCTGTTACCCGTGATAATATCCAAGAATTATTATCTGTGTTATTTGCAGGTTATGAAGTAACAGGTGGTGGAACTGTTGACCTTTCAAACTATTACACCAAACCTGAAACCAATACTTTAATTGATACAAAGGTTGATAAGGTTACAGGTAAACAACTTTCAACAGAAGATTATACCACAGAAGAAAAAGCAAAATTGGCTTCTTTGGAAAATTATGATGATACTGCTGTTAAAAGTGATATTGCAGCGAATACAGAAGTAATAGAAACCGAAGTAACACGTGCTAAAGCTGCTGAAAAAGTAAATGCTGATGCCATTACTGCTGAAGTGGAACGTGCCACCACTGCTGAAGGTGAATTGAATACCAAGATTGATACCAAAGTTGATAAAGTGGGAGGTAAACAATTAAGTACTGAAGATTACACCACAGCCGAAAAAACAAAATCTTCTTCGTTATCCAATTATGATGATACCACTGTTAAGGGTGATATTGCAGCCAATACAGCAGCAATTGAAGCTGAAGTAACACGTGCAAAGGCTGCTGAATCAACAATTGATAAAAAGATTCCAACTGTACAAACAAACTATTTAGGTAATAATAAAAATTTTATTTACTCCGAAGGAAAGACAGGTAGCACAAAAAATGTAATATCTAATATAAGTGTAAACCCTTATGAATGGGGTGTATATATTATTCCTCGTAAATGGGGTGATGAAAGTACTCTTAATTCTGTTGAAATTCCATGTGCAACTGAAAAAAATGCAGGAGTGATGGCAAATTATGATAGAATTAATATGAATTATTTGTTGGGTTATGAGGAAATTACCCCTGATGAAAGTGGTAAATTGCAATTGTTGGATAATAGAATAACACAACATACAGTAATTACAGGTGATACACGTATTAGTTTACCTGTAAATCTTTATAATGATATTAAAGAACTTCATTTAATATTTGAAGGTGTTACAGGTAGTACAATTACTTTTCCTTATAGTGCAGTTTGGAAAGTAGCACCCACTGAAATTGTTGAAGGTGCTACTTATGAATTCATATTTACATGGATTAAATCACAGAATAAATGGTATGCAGGTTATATAAAATATGAGTAAGAAATTATTATTTAATGAAAGTGTACCTTTAGCTGAAGTACCTTTGGCAAAGGATTCAATATTTAGAACCCTGATATTTATTTTCGGTTCTAACAATTCATACTACTTGGATATTAACAGTAAGACAGCAAGTTTAAGGCTTCAATATTTAACAGGTGAAAGTGCAGGTTACATAACCTTCACGCCTAACATCAACGTGAATATAACTGTTAAGTTCTTGCATAAGGACGGAACAGTTATATACGAAGTAAGCAGTGGGTTTATCGGTGGTTCAACTGATAAAAAAATAACATTTGATGATGATGTTATCATTACCGAAGTAAGTAATTTAAGAAACATAAAATTGCTGAATAAATAATTTATCTATAATAAAAAAAGAAAATGATATACGTTAAACTAAATACAGATAATACAATTGAATACGCAAAGAATGTATATACCACTGATGAAGGTGAATTAATTCTTAATTTCAAAGCTAATCCTGAATTGATGAAACAGTACGGATTTAAAGAACTGATTGATTCCCCTGTTGATTTTGATACCAACTATCAAACTTATACAGTGTCTTATATTGAAGATGCAGATAGCATTACCAAACAGTATAGTATTACTTATCTCCCAATCGAGACTTTGAAAGAAGTGAAATTGAAAGAATTGGCTGATTATGACACTTCAGATAATGTTAATGATTTTGATGTTAATGGTTTAAATGCGTGGTTTGATAAAGAAAACCGTGCAGCATTATCAACTTCAATTGAATCAGCTTTATTACTTGGGGAAACTGAAATTACCTTTGTGATAAATGATAATGAATTTTCAATTGATATTCAATCAGCAAAACAAATGTTGGCTGCTGTACAAAGATACGCTGATGGATGTTTCTTGGTGACTGAAGCTCACAAACGAGCAATCAAAGGATTAACAGAAGCCGAAGCGATTGTAAATTATGACTTTAAAACAGGTTATCCAACCAAAGTAACGTTTACTTTATAAGGTTGTTTTTAAAGATGTTTGAACCCACACTGAATTTGTAGTGTGGGTTTTGTTTTTATCTGAAGTTTTATCTTTTTAGAAAATAATTCAGATGATTCAAATAAATTTCAAAGAAAACTATATCCTGTTTTCATATCCTGATGGCAAATATTATGGTTATAAGACAGGAACAATAAGACACGAAATAGAAGGTAGTGCAATTTTATTCTTCTTACTTGATAATGAAGTGGGCGAACAGCCTGTTTTGAACTTCAATTACTTAAATTGTATGATTGAAGGTGTACAGGCAACCGAAGATAATATTAATGATTTGCTTTCAGTAATTTATAATGGTATTACTACTGATGTAAAGGTGATTTCCTTCACACTTGATTCAGATAAGGATGAATTGAAGATTGAAAATAATGATGATACATATTATATAGTTTCATTATCCAAATATAACTTCACAGGTGATATTGCTAATTTGCTTTCATTAATTAATAATGAAGTAGAACGTGCTAAGATTGCAGAAAAAGTAAATTCAGATGCTATTATAATTGAAACAGAACGTGCTATTGCAGTTGAAAAATCTTTAGATACTTCAATTGTGACTGAAGTAGCCCGTGCCACTGCTGCTGAATCCGCACTTGATACCAAGATTGAAACTTTGGTTGCTGCTGAAACGGAACGTGCCACCACTGCTGAAGGTGAATTGGATTCCAAGATTACTTCAGAAGTAAAATCTGAATCAGACAGGGCACAGGCAGCAGAAGCAGCACTTGATGCAAAGATTGAAAGTGAAATTACCCGTGCAAAGACTGAAGAAGAAAGAATTGAAACCAAAGCAGTAGATTTAATAACTGCTGAAGTTGAACGTGCAAAGGCTGCTGAACAGGCAAATGCAGATGCAATAGTGGCTTTAGACACCGCATATAAAGCTGCTGATGCCACTTTAGATACCAAGATTGATACTTTGATTGCTGCTGAAGAAACACGTGCTAAAAGCGAAGAAACACGTATTGAAACAAAGGCAGAAGATTTGGTAAATACTGAAACAGAGCGTGCTAAAGCTGCTGAACAAGCAAATTCTGATGCAATTGCTGCTGAAGTGGAACGTGCCAAAGCTGCTGAAAAAGATTTAAATGATAGAATTGATGCAAATGGTGATGAAGTTGCAGCCGAAACCGAAAGAGCACAGGCAGCAGAAGCGGAACTTAACAGTAAGATTGAAGCGGAAATAGCACGTGCCACTGCTGCTGAAACTGTATTAAATACCAAGATTGATACCGAAGTAAAATCTGAATCAGACAGAGCCAAAGCAGAAGAAGCAAGAATTGAAGTAAAGGTAGAAGAATTGGTTGAAGTAGAAACAGAGCGTGCCACTGCTGCTGAAAAAACAAATGCTGATGCCATTACTGCTGAAGTATCGAGGGCAAAGGCTGCTGAAGAAGTAAATGCCACTGCAATTATAACCGAAAAAGAACGTGCTGTTGCATCCGAAAATATTATCAGAAATTCTTTGAATGATGAAATTGGCAGAGCACAGGAAGCAGAAACAGAACTTAATGCAAAGATTGAAACGGAAGTTACCCGTTCTAAAGCTGAAGAAACAAGAATTGAAACCAAGTTTGATGGATTTGTGTCAAATTTGGATTCTAAAATAAATACAAATAAAACAGCAATTGAAACAGAAGTAGAACGTGCTACCACTGCTGAAACTCTAATCAATAAAAAGGTTGATGATGAAGTGATACGTGCCAAAGATGCGGAAAAAATCAATTCAGATTCAATTGCTAATGAAGTATCGAGGGCAAAGGCTGCTGAAAAGGTTATTGCAGACGATTTAAACGCTGAAATAATTAGAGCCAAAGCAGCAGAAAAAGCCAATAATGATACTATTAATGCAGAAGCCGAGAGAGCACAGGCAGCAGAAGATAATATTGATGGCAAGTTAACTATTGAAGTTGCACGTGCGACTAAAGCGGAAGAAGATTTTGCTGCACTGTTGGCAGGTACTTCAGGTGCTACTTCTTATTCCAATATTAAGACTGAATTAGATAAGTTAGGTGATAATTATAATTCAATTAGAAGTATTGCTGTAACTCTAAAGAACTTCCTTAATTCAGGTGGTGTATCTGATGCTATTGATTCATTCAAAGAACTTCAGGACTTCTTAGCAGGAATTACAGACAGTCAAACTTTGGCAGGGTTATTACTTGAATTGAAGAATGAAATATTAGGCGGTGCAGGTGATAATATAAATACTTTGAAAAAAGTTTATGATGCGCTTTCAGGTAATACAGGCGGTGAAATTGATTTGACTAACTACTATACAAAGGCTGAAACAGATTCTAAAGTATCGGGCAAAGTTGATAAGATTACAGGTAAAGGACTTTCAACAAACGATTATACGACTACTGAAAAAAGTAAACTTGCTTCATTATCTAATTATGATGATACTGAATTAAGAAGCCTAATTGGAAATACCTATACCAAGTCTGAAGTTGATACTAAAATTGATGAAGCTGTTGCAGGTGGTGATGTTGATTTAAGCAACTATTATACAAAGGCTGAAACGGATTCCAAAGTATCAGGTAAAGTTGATAAAGTAACAGGTAAAGAACTTTCAACTAATGATTTCACAACTGCATTAAAAACCAAATTGGAAGGATTAACCAATTATGATGATAGTGGTATTAGAACTTTGATTACCAATATTCAGAATCAGGTTGAATATACTTTAGTTGAAAAAACTGTATCAAATACAGGTACATTAGCATTAAGTTCTGATAGAATACAACATTCAGTGATAACGAGAAACACAACTATTTCATTACCTACTGTTACCAAGTACACTGTTATTGATTTTTCATTTACTGTAAATTCAAACTATACTGTAACATTTCCTTCTTCTTTGATTTGGAAATCTGCACCAAGTGAATTTAAAGATGGCGTTGAAATGGAATTTATATTTACTTACAATAATAATAAATGGTATGCTGCATATATAGAGTATGGAAATAATTAAGAAAAAGTTTTTATCTAATAATTCAGAACCTTTGCCAATTGGTGAAGGTCTGATTTTTAAGATACTTGCTAAAGCAGGTGATTTTACTTCCACACTTCCAATTTATATAAGAAGTGGAGAAACCATTACTGTTAATTGGGGTGGAACTGTTACGCAATACAGTAGCGGTGTTATAAGTAAATCTTTTAACTACTTGGGGAATACAGAATTATTGGTTCAAATAGCCACTGATAAAGAAGATATATGTATTGCAAATCAAACTTCTGCTTATTCTTATATAAAAGAATTGGTAAGTTGGGGCGATAAACCATTAGTAAGCAATCTTAGCTTCTTAGGTGGTATGTTCGTTAATGAACCCTATCTTACTAATGTTGCTGAAGATACTAATAATGTGTGTTCCACATTAACTGATTCGAGAAATATGTTCAGTGGTTGTTATGAATTGGTATCTGTTCCCCAATTAGATACATCTAACTGTAAATTTATGTCTAATATGTTCAGGCAGAATTCTAAATTAGAAGCTGTATATGGGTTGGATTTAAGTTCAGTAACCGATATAAATAGTACAACAAGGTTATTTGCAAGCCCTGCAACCTTTAACCTGTTGAAAAAACTTTATATATCCAATTTAGGTAAAAGTTCTGCTGATTATTTCAATTTGGAAAACTGTACTGCTTGGGATGTTGAAAGTATGTTGTGGAGTGCCAACCATTCTGAAACGTTAACAACAGGAACAAAGTATATCAGATTATACACAACTAATGGTTATGATGAACCTGTTACTGTTTGGCAAAACAAAGGATATAATGTTATTGGAATAATGGATTAATAATAAGGTGGTAAGGAATTGAAACTTACCACCTTTCTTTTTGCCTGTTTTTATCTTTTTAGAAAAAAGATAAATGGCAACAAAAAAAGAAATAAAACTTAGCTATACCAATATAAATTTGAATTCACAAACACCTACATTTCCCAATTTTAGAAAGTATAAGAATTGGATTAATTACGGTGATTCAAATGATTTTCCACAGCGAATTATCAACCTTAATAACCAATCAGCCGTAAATAAGGCTATCTTGGATAACAAGGTTACTTATATATTGGGTGATGGTATTGATGATTCTGAAAGTTATTTTGGAACACCTAACCAAACTGATACATGGGATTCGTTTATTGAAAAAATTACAAAAGATTATGTAATGTTCGGTGGCTTCTGTTTTCAAATAATAACCAATCAGGATGGAACATCTTTTTCATTATATCATACAGATTTTTCAAAAGTAAGATGTGGTGATTTTAATGAATTTGGAATTATATTAAACTATTATATTTCAAACGATTGGACTAAGACAGCAGGACGAACAGCACCCGTAGGTGTTAAGGCTTGGGGAACTGAACAGCCAACCAAAGGTGAAAGATACCTGTACTACTATAAAGATTATACAGCAGGATTGGATTACTATCCAATACCTTCATATTATTCAGCGATTGATTATGTTGAAGCAGACGGTTTGTTAGCCAAATTTTACCGTAATTCAATCAATAACGGGTTTACCCCAAGCACAATAATCACCATGCCCGCAAATCCTTCAGACGAAGAAAAAGAAGCATTTCAGGCAGATATGGAACGTAACTTCTGTGGTTCTGAAGGTGCAAATTCATTTATGGTTCTTTGGGGTGAAAGTCAAGAAATAAAGCCTGTTGTTACTTCTTTCAGTGCAAGTCAAAATGCAGACCTGTATAATAATGTGAATGATGTGATATTTCAAAAGATTATCAGCGCACACAGATTGACAAGCCCAACACTTGCAGGTATCAGTGGTTCAGGTAACTTATCAGGTAATGCAAACGAAATTACTAATGCTTATATTCTATATAATTATACAGTTATTAAAGAGCTATGACGTCATATCTTAGATTGTTTGAATCAGTTTGTAATAATGAACGGATATACAGGTAAATTGAAGATTAAAGAATTAGATGTAATTGAAAAGATTGCTGAAGCTGCTACACCTGAAACTGAATCAGAAGAAAATAATAATGAAACAAATATACAACCATAATGGCAAAGAACACATACCAACCAATTGTATTGATAAATGAAGCACTGTTTAAATTGCATTCACCCGTAACTGATAACACTGTTATCACTGAATTCATTCCTTACTTGAGTATTGCACAAGAATTATATATTGAACCGATAATTGGAACTGCACTAAGTGAAGAACTGAAACATCAAATCAGCACCAATACCTTAACCCCTGAAAATGGTGATTTAATAGTTAAGATTGCACCTGTATTATCATTCTACACAGTGTATCAGGGATTACCCTTTAAATGGGCTACTGTATTAAACAAGGGTGTAACTGTGCGTGAATCGGAGAATTCCAAAGCTGTTGATATTAAGGATATAGCCCAATTAAGAAGTTGGCTGAAAAATGATGCAGAAATATTGGCAAGTCAGTTGATAGATTATTTATGCAGGTGCAGGTTAAGTTATCCGCTTTGGATGCCTTCAGATGAATGTGCCTGTAAAAGCACGTATTCAGAAGGTTCAGCAACCAAAAAGTTTGAATCAGGAATATTTTTCAAACATAAGAATAAAACTTGTAATACTTGTAAAAGATGATGGAAGTAACAATTGGAACTATATTAACTTATTTAATTGCAGGTTTATCTTCTGTTGTTGGTTGGATTGCTGCAAATAAATGGTTGTTTCCCTTTATTAAGGAATGGTGGGAAAAAAGAAAAGAAGATTCTAAGATTCAAGATGAAAGGGATTTGAATGTCAGAAAAGAATTGATTGAAATTGATAATTCAACTGATGATTTATACAAGCACCGTGTGGAATGGTGTTTAAGTCAGATAACCGTATTAGAAGGTAAGTTGGATTCCAAACAGAAAGAGATAAACGATTCTACGAAAGAATCGGATAATCTAAGGGGAATAATCGTAAATCTTCAAACCCAAATAATGAATAATAAACTTGAAATAAACAAGTTACAGGGTTATTGCTGCAAGAACTTGGAATGTAAGTTTAGAATAAAATGTGATTGAAAATGATGAAGAATTTAGTTGATAATTTTATAAACATATACAGACAATACGAAGGAAAGTATTGTGTTAATGATTATGTAATGATAATGGAACACTTGAAAGAAAAGAATATTCTATCTGAAGAATACGTTATTGAACCTTATAATCAGTATCAGATAAGTTTAAATATAGATTTATTTGAATATTATTCACGTAACAATTTATTGTAAAATTGGTACTGAAAAAGTGGTAAGTTTGTTTCCTAAGTCGTATATTTGCTAAAATAGATGATTTATTTTCACATATTTATTTACTTTTGAAGCTAATCAGATATTTATTTATATAAAGGTTAAGGAGTTGCAAGCCTTTGACCTTGATAGTTGAAGTTCAATAAAGTGTTATTGAATTAATGGTGCAGGTGAATCCTTTAGTTGTGTTATCCAATTCACCTGCCTCTTCAATTATCTAAAATTGGATAATGCGACAAGATAATAAAAAAATAAAATCAAAAAAAAATATGGATAACACAAAAACAAAAATCAATTCATATTCTGAATTGTTGAAAGAATCAAAGTATTATGTATCTTATAATACAAATTTAACCTTTTTACTAAACCCTACTTAAATTGTAATTTTTAGTACAATTGTTCACTTATGTAATTTGAGTCATACAATTGCATCATTTCCTTATTTATCTAAAATAACCAATATCAAACAGACTTCATTAAAGAAATATATGTCTAATCTAAAAAGATTGGGACTGATTGATTATGTAAGATGTGCTGATGGTGCAAGCAATAAATATAATTTAAAATTAGATAATATCAAATATGTATATGATGGGTTGAATACTGAAAAAATTGATAACAAAATAGCTTTTGTCGACAAATACAAAGAAGAACATTTGAAAGAGGATGTTTCTAATGAAAATAATACTCAGTCGGATTCCGAATTACCTCAGTCGGATTTTGACCTACCTCAGTCGGATTTCGACCTACCTCAGTCGGATTCCGACCTACCTCAATCAGATTCCGACCTACCTAAGTCAGAATGTGACCTACATATAAAGAAGATAGTAAATAATAAAAATAGTAATAAAGAAAATAGTTTAAAAGAAGATAGTATTAAAGAAAATGCGAAGGCTGAAACTAATGATACCAACAGTGATAAGAAAAGAATAATTGAACTATATAATGAATTCAAAGGTAGTAATACTTCTTTAAATAAATTGGAATATATAGAAAGTGTTGATAAAGGGGAACTGTTCCCCTTCATCAAACACTTATTATTAAAAAAATTGATTGATAAGGATTTT